GTTGGACAAGTCGAATTTACAGAATAAAACTCGATGTCTTTCTCGAGTTTCTGAATATTCCCTTCAATCTTGGCTTCAAGTTGATTGAGTTTTTGAAACTTCTTTGTGCTTGTTTCTTCATCAGAAATACTGAGAACTATTGCCTCAATCTGATTTTCTTTCTCTGTTAACTCTATTGCAATATCTTTTAATGTTTGGCTATTTTCTTCAAACTCTTTTTTCTTTGCATCGACAATTTCTTTTGTATTCTTCTTGAGTTCATCTAGATGTTTCTTGTGGAGTTCAATCTTTTCTTTGGTGTTGTCAATTTGAATCTTGAGTTGTGCTGCTTCGTCTTTGAGTGTGTGTAGTTTATTCTTCACGATTACATTCATTGAAGAAAAGATTTGAATATCAAGCAGATCTTCAATGACAGTTCTGCGGTCCGCTGCAGACAACTGCATGAACGGAGTGAAGTTTGTTGATCCTAGAATTACAATCTGCGTAAATGATTTGTAGTTCATCTTGAGAATCACTTTCTCAAGATAGTCTTGATAATCTTTTGCTTTGGCATCTTGATTGAGCAGATCACCATTCACATAGATTTCAAAGACGTTTGGCTTAATGCCACGAACAACTTTGTAATTGATCTTACCAATTCTAAATTCAATCTCAACAATACATTCTTTTTCGTTGATTGAGTTTACAAGTTGTGGCTTGTTAATATTGCGAAATGGTTTGCCAAACAGCGAGAACGTAATTGCATCAAGAAATGTAGACTTGCCAGCGCCATTCTCGCCAACAATGAGTGTGGTTGGATGTTCACCAAGATCAATCTCAGTGAACACATTACCAGTAGAAAGAAAGTTCTTGTATCGAACTTTAGAAAAGAATATCACACGGTCTCCATAGACAACGCTTGATTGTAAACATCTCGCAGAACTGTCTTTATTTTATCTGACTCAACAGGTAAAGACAACCCATCAACATACTTATTTAAGATTGTCATTGTATCTTCTGCTTGGTCAATGTCCACTTCAACGTTGTCAGTGATCTCAGAAAAATCTTCAACAACTGCAACCTCAAGTGGAGAAAACTTTGTTACAGTATCAATGAGTGTATCAAACAGGAAGGAGTTATTGCGCTTCTCGACTACAATCTTTAGATATTTGCCAGAAAGGTAAGAGTAGTCTGTTTCTACAATATCATTGTAGAACATTTGATCGTCGTTGTATTTAATCTTGAAGAACATTCGTTCTGGATTTGGTACAAATGTGAGTTCACGAGTTTCTGTGTCGAAGATATGAAATCCACGTTCATCATTATAATCAGCCCAAGTCATCTCACCTGGAGTGCCAACATACACAATGCTGCCACTGTTGCTCTTGTGATGAAAATGACCAGAAAGAACAAGATCGTATTTGTTTAGAATACTTGGATCCATTCCTTCGTGACAAACATTGCCGCGATCCATTTCAAATCCTTGCAGTTCAAAATGACCAAAACAAATATGATTTTGACTGCGCTTGATGTTATCCATCACCTCTGATTCATTATCTTTACAGATCCATGGAATGATGTCAATCCCCATCCATTCGGATGGCTTATCATAGAGAATTACGTGATCCTTGTAATCTCTTAAAAGTAGATCAGGTGAATTGACTTCGAGAGTATTCTTGAAAAAGATATCGTGATTGCCAAGCAAAGTGTGGCAATGAATATCGTGCTTTACCAGTTGATCAAAAAAGTAACGACGGCAAAGAGCAAGAGACTGAAAAGAGATATACTTCCGACGATCAAATAAGTCACCCAACTGAAAGATGGTGGTAATTCCATTTTGCACCAAATAAGGGAAAAAGGTTTTTGTATAGAACTCACGATAATGATTGTGAAAGGCGATTGAATCGCCCCTCATACCAAAGTGAGCATCACCCAGAATTGCTATCTTCATCTACAAACTTCTCCAATCCTTCTCGTTTTGCTTTCTTTTGTTTTCGAGCATTCTCATAGTTGACAATGAATTCTGAAATGTTTTCGTACAATTCAAACTGTCTAAAAGTGCCATCCTCGTTCTCGTTGAGTTCGAACTCGTCGAGGATTCCAGCAGTTTCTGTAGACTTGTACTTAACATACAATTGTTTCTTCTCTTTTTGAATGCGGCGTAAGAATGCATAATACGTTATTTGAGTGAAATAGGCAAACGGATTGCTTGATTTTGCAGGATCAAAATTGTCAACATACATTACGCAGTTTTCAATTGCATCCGCAACCATCTCATCTCTAAAAGTATACGACAAGAAGTTTGGTTTGTGTGAAAGATTCTCAGCGATCTTCATAAAGCATTCTGCCACATATCTTGGAATCTGTGGTTTTGGTTGCCCAAGTCTTTTTGCTTTACGAATTGACGTGCGATATGCAGTCATTTCCTTGAGGAAATCTTTGTTATTGATATAATGATTCTTTGCCATAATTAGTGTACTGGTCCTTTATCCTTTTTTGCCATTGCATCCAAAATTGATACAACCTTTTCTGCTTTTTCTGAAATTTGTTCTTCTGATGTTGTATATTTTCTAACAGGTTCTTTGAGTTTACTTTTATTATTGTAGAAAAAGTCTGCAACATATTCGTATTGTTCAATAAACTCTTGACGAACAGGAGTCGCGAATAAAACCTCTTCCATATAGAATTCAACTTCTTTAATCTCAATAACAGATTGCGGAAGATACTCTTGCATAGAAAGAATTTGTCGACCTTCATCGAACATCGTATCAATCTCAATTCTTAATGGCTGTTCAATTACAAGACATTCTTCCTTGTATGTAACATATCCAATCAAGTCATCTGGGATTGATCGAAGTCGAACAAATTTTAGTTCTTTTGATTCTGTCATTAATTTATCCTTACGTTATTTGATGTGAAAGGAAATTTTTCTTCGCTGTAGATTTTCACTCGTTCTTCATAATGCTTCAGTGTGAAGTTTGTATAAGGACCATAACGTAGATCATCAGCGATATCATAGAGAGTTGCTGCTTCCTTATTCTCACCAAGACGCAACACACGACCAATAGACTGTAAACTTCGAATCTTACTCTTTGTTGGAGAGGAGAATATAATATTATGTAGGTTTCGAATGTTTACACCTGTTGAGAATGTGCCGTATGATGCCACAATGATTGCGTCGTTTTCTTTTTCTGTAATGCCTCGAATTGCTTCACGATCCTCTGCCTCTGTTCCACCGTGAACAAAAAATACCTTCCTATTCTCTACCTTTTCTGTGATTAAATCAAATAAAATCTTACCATGTTTTTCGACGTATGTAAACAAGATTAGAGTGTTGCCTTTTAGATTTACTGCAAGATCGCGAATGAAATTATTTCTACTTTCGTTTTGTGTAAGGAAATTCATTTCATCAGGATAGGTAAATCCCTTGACTGCTTTACAAACAATCTCTGGGTATTTGAGGATGATGCATTTGATATTAAAATTAGCAAGTTGTTTGCGATCAATCAATTCTTTTGTAGAAATTACCTTAAACACAGGACCAAACAAACCTTCTAGAACAAGTTTGTTCACTTTGCTATCATCCAATGTTCCTGTTGTGCCAATGCGTACATCGCAGTTGATAAGTTTGGTCATGATGCTTGTCAATGACTTGGCTTTAAACGTATGCGCTTCGTCACCAATAATAAAATCAAACTGCGCAAAGTATTTCTTTGGCATGTCGTAGATTGACTGCCATGTAGAAATAACTAGATCACTATCTGGAATCTTGCTTTCACCACCATAAATCTTTTGACAATACTTCTCTACATCCCAGCCATTATTGCTAGAATAATTCTTAAAATCAGAATGCATCTGCGTGACGAGATTGATTGTGGGGACAACAAGCAATCCTCGTTTTTTGCCACTGTTTAACAAGTGGCGAATCATCATATAAATGATTAACGATTTTCCACTCGCGGTAGGTGAAATGAGTACAGTTCTCTTTTTCGTAAGTCCGACGCTAGACGCCAGTAACTGATAATCTCTTGGCTCCAATGGAAGGGAGAGAGCACTCGCAAGATTTTTCGTGTCGATCGGGTAGACTTCCTTGTCTTCATCTAACACCTCAAAGGTATAGTTACGTTGTTTGCAGAAAGTCTTTATATAGCCAACAAGACCAGCATAAATTTGTTTCGTGCGCAAATTAAGTAGACGAATCTTTCCATCCCAATGTCGACTCTTGAATGCTGGGCTGAACTGATACCCTGGAGTCGAAAAGGTGAAGAATTCAGACATCTCCTGAAGAATAGAATCTTCAGCATGAACCTGAACATAGATATTATCTATTTTTTCAACAACGACATGCTCAATCATCGAGAACCCTGAATGAATTTCTCCCAGCCCATGTACTCTTTCAACTGCCATGTACGATTGTTTAATTCCTTCATGACATTAGTACAAAAGTTTGCAGCCTCTTCGTGATAGGCTTTCTTGCGCTTGAGTTTGTTTAGATCATCATCGCCGTCAAGATAAACAGAGATGTCTGATTTCAAAGTAAATCGAAATGGTTCCCAACCAAGTTTGTCTAACTCTTCTTGGTCAAGTTTTCCTGTGTAGTACATCCACTTGAGTTTTTTGATTCGATCATACTCAAGAGCAACTCGCCTTGCAGACAAATTGTGCAAGGACAAGTATTTGTTATACTTGTTGTGAAGTAATGGAATGCGAAGGATTTCTTTTCCTGGCTCTGTTGTGTCAACATTGGAGTCTTTCTCCCATTGCAACATCAATTCTTCAAGGGGTGGTGTTTCTATTTTCATACGCAAAATATGTTAGTGGGAATGCGTATAATTTACTACATCTCAATGAAAAAGGCAACTACTACCAAGAGTTGTTTCTTGGTTGACTCTGCTGTATAATCCAGTATGTCTGGTTTGATCGGGATACTTTAAATAATATCTAAGTCATAATAAGAGAATCGAAACGTAGCATCACTTGTGATTGTATTCTCTGCAGAATCGCTTACATTAAATGAAAGACCGCCAAGATTTACGGGAAACATATCAATCAACTTCACGCGAAATTGTGGGTTGTTTTGATTTGAGAAGATTGTAAGAATTGCATCAGAGTATGCAGGAATGTTCTTTGAGAACGTTGGTAGCGTTGTCCCTGGAAATCTTCTTGACAGATTTTTATACTCATCAAAATTGGTTGGGAATGTCATTCCACGCATCCAATCATGAATCTCTCTCCACCCACGCAAATCCTCATCTACAAGAAATGTAATGTTGAACGTATCATACATTAATTTCTCTCCTGGATGATACAATTCAACAAATGGTGTGTATCTTGGAATTTCTGTAACGGAAACTCCAGGAAGATTTGCCGTCTGGCAAAAATAAGTTACTACAGGCAGACGATCAAACACCAAACGAAATTTGGTGCTTTGCAGTAAACTTGTATTGATTGGGTTTCTTGTAAGTGCTGTCATTTCATTCTCCGCTAATATTTATTTAGGGAAATAAAAAAGGGGGAGTCTTTCGACTCCCCCCAGTTCTTTTGCCTTATTATTTTTAGTAAGTTGGCAAACCCTTTCTAATATCAATTATTGATTGATGTTTAGAATTTCGAACTTACGGTAGTACACGTTAGTGTCTGTTGTCAAAGCACCTGCGAGTGAGGTGTTTGTACCGCCAGCAAATGGGTTGGAGACCATGCCGTAGCGTGTCTTGAATCCAACCTTTGGCTGATAGTTGTCTGGGTCGATAGCACGTACCATCTGTAGTGGAACGTATGGGCAGTAGAACAAGCCAGCATCATATGGTGATGAGCCCTTGTATCCAACAACCGCATAGTCACTTCCTGTTACAGAATATGGATCAACATAGACCTTGATGCGTCCGAATAGCGTACCTGCGAAGGTATTGCCTGTATCGTCAACAGTTAGGTTTGTGTTGTTTGATAGTGCTGAGTTATAGTCAAGAAGACCTGTCATTGCAAGAGCTGAAGCCACATCGGTTGAAACGATGAGGAGGTTGCCCTTTCCGCGACGAGTGTCCTTAGCAATCTTGTTAGATGCTTGTTCAATGCGGAACAACAATGACTTGTACTTTTCAACCTGCCAGCGACCACTTGTATCAGCAGTTGAAGATAGGTTGTAAGATGCTGTTGCAGTGCTTACGATACCAACATTTGCTGTTGCGTAGACTGTACGAACAACTTCGCGGTTGATTTCAGCAAGAATTTCTGTTGACAAGATGTTTGTCAATTCTGTTTCTGCGTCGAGACCGTGAATTGCCTTGAGGTCTTGTGCAAGTTCCATCGTGTAAGATGCTTGTAGACCGCGTGTCTTAGCAGTGACAGATACGCGCTCGATTGAGAACGCCATATTTGCCATGTTAAGTGTTTCAGCAGTTGCTGTGGCAATACCTGTACCAGTGTTTGCCAATGTCATTGCTGCAACGTTTTGGCTGAGTGATACGATTGCATTTGCAACTGTGCCGTTTCCGTTTGTTCCTGCGAACACGGTATTTGCTTCGTTGTAGAATGCTTCGTTACCATTCTGAGCTGCATAACGTGAGCGCATTGCGAAGATAAGTCCTGTTGGACCTGTCATTGGCTGCACGCCGCAGATGTCGTATGCCATTAGGTTTGGTAGAGCGCGACGAACTAATCCGATTAGGATTGGGTCGAAGCCTTGGATGTTGCCTGAAGATGGTGATGTTGGAGCAACGTTTACTGGTGTTGCTTCGAACAAGCGACCAAAATTAGCAGCTTCTTCTTGGATGGCTCGTTCTTGGTTCTCGAGAACTAGGGCAGTAACAGCGCGCTTATATGGGTCGCTGATCTTTGGGAGTTCTGGGTGATCAAGAACTGGAGCCCACTTCTTTGCATGTGTTTCGTTTAGATACATGATAGATTTCTCCGTTCTAGGTTAAATTGTCACTTTGGGAGTGACTTTGAGATTGCACTTACATAACGATTCATTGCATTACTTGTATCTACTTCAGGTTGTGGTTCAGACGTCTCCTCGGCAACCTTTACCTCACTAATCACTTTATTAACTGGGAAGTAGTTCTCGCGAATAACTGCGAGCTTATTATTAAACTCACCCTCTGTGGTGAACTCCACGCCCTCTGCGAGCGATTTCATTTTCTCGATTTGTACTTCGGTTAGACCTTCACAAATCTTACGAATTGCTTCATTTTTCTTTGCAGCATTAAGTTGCTCAACAAGAGCAGCCTTCTCTGCAGCAACTGCAGCAGCTTGCTCTTCAAGATTGGCAACGCGAACTGCAAGTTCTTCTGCTACATCAACTTTCTCGTCTGGAATTTCGATGTAGTGTTCTGCGAATAGATTCTTGAGTCCATTGATAAAGTCTTGTGTCAATTCTGCACGAAGACCTGTCTCAACAGCAACTGCATTTTCAGTCATCCATTGCTCAACGACATAGTTAAGATACTCATCAACTTGAGTTGAGAGTTCATTCTTAATTTCTTCGTATGCTTCGGAGAGAACTTGATCGTTGTCAGAAATGACATCTTCAACAATCTTCTCAACACGTGACTGAACGGCAGCTTCGAAAATTGTTGTTGCCTTTGTGCGGAACTCTTCAGAAAGAGATTCGCCATTGAATAGCGCATCAACATCTTCCTTCATTGATCCCTTGTGCTTGGCAACCATGCCCTTCATCATTTCTTTCTTGGCTCCTGCTAGGGCTTTTTCGTCCATTTCTTCCATATCATCTTCTTCTTCATCATCTTCCATTTTGCCCTTTGACTCAGCAACAACTTCTTCTTCAGAAGCCTCTGTTTCTTCCATTGCATGAGTCTTTGCAGCTTTTGCGTCGCCTTTTGCTACTGGCTCTGCAGCCTTTGATACGCTTGCAGCAGCTTTCTTTCCAACTGCACCGCCAGCTGGATCTGTTTCTGTTGAGCCACCAAGATCTTCCTCTTGACCAGGAAGTTTGCTGGTTGGTTCCTTACCTGCTGACGCAAGTGATGCTTTTAGAATTTCAGCAGCAGATTCTGATAATGTTTTTGCCATTGTAGTAAACTCCTAAAGAAGTAATATTATTTATAAAATTTAAAGTTTTGACAAGAAGTTTTCAAAGATCTTCAATGAAACTTCGTCAATCTGTTTTTGCTTTGCTCGCTTGATTTGTTCGTAATATGCGTTGACATCGATCTCTTTGACAACACCATTATCCCAAACCCACTCCTTTCCTTCCATAATACCTTGAACAAAAGCACCAGGTGCGGATGGATCCGCCACGATATCTGCCGCTGTGGCAAGATAATAATCGTCTTGAACCACATTGACACCATCCACTTCTTTAAGTGAACCCATGCCACGTGATGACACTCCAAGAGTTGCACCGCCTTCCATTAAGGACTTGGCGATTTTACCCATTGGTGTTTCAAGAATTTTTGCTTTACCAACAAAAATATTACCTTCTTGTTTTAGATTGGTAATAAGATGTGATACGCGATCGAGGTTGATTGATGGTGAGTCTGGATGTCCCAACTCACCAAATGCGCGATTCTTCGACACATACTCTTCATTGTAACGATCGACTTCTTTTGTAAGAGTCTCAGTCTTATACATACGACCGTTTTTATTCTTCATTTCTGCAACAAGAAATGGACCTTGAATGTAAAGAGTTTTGACACCGTTCTTTTCTTCGGTGATTAACTTTACTTCTTCAACTGTTTCTCTAATTAGTTTCATTTAGTTCAACCCCAATGATTTGCGTCTTCTAAGTGAACGCTTTCTTTTAATTAAAGCACGCGCAAGTTTTGCTTTACGCTTGATTTTTGCCTTACGTTGTGAGATTCTTCTTTTTAATCTTTCAGAAGAAGTCATGCGTGTAAGTTTACCACCGCGAATTGTATAACCTTTGACTGCTGAAACAACTTTACGGCGTTGGACTTTACCACCACGAACACGCGCGCGAACAAGTTTTTTACGTCCCATTTTTTGGACGTTTGCTTCAGCAATAATTTCCTTTACAACTTCTAGTACTGTGCTCATTTCCCACCAATTGTAAAATTAACTTTACTTAATGCAAAATGCGCTGCTTTAGTAAATCCTTTTGGAGTTGTAAGCATATCAGCAAATTTCTTTTTATTCTCATCATTCAATGCACCATGAACCATATGAATGGCTTTTGCTGCACCATGACTGACTTTTAATTTGCTACCGTCAGCAAACTTAAAATGTTTTGCGTTTGATGTTACATTATCTTGTTGTGCGAATGCTGCAACTTGTTCAAGGCTTTCCATGATTTCTTCAGTTTCTTCAGAAACTCCAACAAGTTCTTGCTCTGGACCAACGCTGCTATATGGAATCGTGAAAGATAAACCAATCTTGTCGTTCTTATATAATGCAACACGTTTGCCATCTGGGAAAATACGAACACCTGTTCTCTTTAGAACAAGCATCATTGGTGGATCACCACCGTTTAATGATGCTGCTTCAATTACGTGCTCTGTTTCTTCTTTGCGAACATTACGAGAAACAGCAAGCATAGAGCTCTGTGAGCCATATGCGGCACTTGATAATGCTGCATTATAACGTTGAAGAACGTCGCGCTGATTCTTTGGAAGTTTTGCAATATCTCCCTTGCGCTGATGATTGATCATCGCCATTTTTAAAGTTGGCAAGTCCGCAGAAGGAAGTAGTCCCTTCCTTACTAGACGTGCAACATTTGCAGCATTACTCTGCGCTGGTCTCTGTGGACTCGGCGCTTGATTCATCTGACTCTGTTGCTGTTCCGTCAACTTTTGTCTCAGATTCTGTAGGTTCATCTACTGCTTCTTCTGGTGAAAGTAATGTTGTGGCAAGTTCAACTTTCTTGAGTTCAAGAGCGTCACTTACCTTCCCTGCAATCATGGCATTAAATGCTGCTGATGCACCATCTTTATCGCCACTGATTACTGCTGTTACAAGATCAACTGTTTCCATAACTACTCCAATTATTTAGATAACTGTGATTTAAACATACTATTGATGTCGTTTGCTGCAGGAGCAGCTGCAACTGGTTGTTGCACAGGTGCCAATGCGCCTGGAGCAATTGCTGGCATTTGAGGTTCATCTGAACCCTCTTCTGCAATTTCTTCTTCCATCTTCTCAACTTCATCTTCATTAAGATGCAAGACTTTCTTTTTAATCCATGCCTTAGAAAAGTAAACTCCAACATATGGATCAATAAGCTGCATGAGTTGTAGGCGAGAGGTCATAAGTTCTGATTCCTTCAACTCAGAGAAGTTGTTGTCCTTGAGGAAGTCATAGTGAATCTTTTCTTTTAGTTCTTGCCATTCTTCAACAGAGCAGATACCTTTAAGTGCAAGTTGACGTTCCATCAACTCATCAAACAAAAGTGTGAACTTTGCACGAAGACGTTCAACAAACTTATTAAACTTTAATTCATCGCGAGTGATTTCTGCAGCGCGACCAAGTGTAAATCCACTTTGTGATTCGAGTCTTGAGACTGGAACATTAAGTGATTTGTAGAGTTTTTGTTCAAAATACTTAACGTCTTGTAACTCACCAAGATTTTGTCCAGAAGGAAGTGTGGTGATTTCTGTTGACTTACCCTCACCACGGCGAGGAATCCAGAAATCTTCCATCATTGACATAAACTTACGATCGTCTTTGACTTCACCTGTAACAGAGTCATATACAACCTTGTTACGGAACTTGGTCATAATATCGCGCAAGTATTGTTCTGATTTGATCTTTGGCATGTTGCCAACATCGATATAGAACACACGGCGTTCTGGTGCTCTAGATAAACGATAAATTACAACAGCGTCTTCAATCATGCGAAGCTGATTGAGTGGCTTAATTGCTTTATGAAGATGTGATAGAACAAACTGTTTCTTTGGATCCATCAATCCTGAATTAATATTCACGATTGCGTCTGTAGAAATTTTAATTCCAGCATCTGTTGGAGATGCAATTGTCGTTTGTCCAAGAGTTGTTGCTTTGTCATTATACACATAGAACTCTTGTGTTCCAGTGATAACTTCAACTCCAGTGCGTGGATCTTTTTTCTTAAGAACGTTGCGCACCTTTTTAATCTTACGAGGATCGATGTATACAAGTGATTGAATGCCAAGTCTTGCTTGTTTTTGATCAATCAAAACTTGATAGTACAGACGACCATCAATATACCAACGACGGAAAATGTCATGCCCTTCGTTGCTGAAGTTTAACATTCTCAAAACATTATCAAACTCTACACGAATCATATCTTTAATATTGTCTGATTGTTCCAGATCATCAAGAATAATCGTGACAGATTTACCTGTCACGTCGTGTACAACAGCTTCGTTGATAATGTCATCAATTGCAGATTCAAGTTCTGGTTGCATTGCCATCTCGCGATAGCGAGTAATCAGATCGTTTTCTGATTTATAGGCTTGTTCTAGATCAAGATAAGTGCCGAAATACCCACCAGCCGAAATGGAGATTGCACCATCATCAGTTGTTGGCGCTGTAATGGCTGGTTGAACGTCCGCAGATTCTTTTCTGCGGACAATTTCCCATCCGAAAAGACTAATCGTAGCCATAAGTTATCTCCATGATAAAGAAAGAAGCCGCAATTAAACTACTGATTCTTCTGCGGCTTCCCACCATTGATATGCAAAAGTCACTGAATATTCTTCGATTGTGTCATTGTTGCCCCAGTCTAAGTCGATTGGTGCGAGATCATTTGGGAAGAGACCGACAAATTTGTAGCGTTTAATTACATTTCCAGTCTTACCATAGTGCTTGACAACAGCGTCTGCTGCGTAAGATGATGGTGTTGCAGCCTGTGCGTTGCGAGTATTAAATCTGTGTGAATTAATACCGTTCATCCAACGCTCAAATGCATTTCGTACTGTAAAATCTTCATCGTTTAGAATGCTTACTGTCCAATCAGCAAAAGTGCGATTGCCAGAAAACTTAATCTCACGACCAAAGTACTGAACAGGAACTATACCAACTGTTGATCCTGGGATCTGAGCTGTTTTACAGAGAAATGTTAATTTTCTCTCAGCTCCTCTTGCAAGAGCAAATGAAGGAAATTGCATTTCGACTTCAAACAGATTAGGGCGAGCGCCATCAAACTGCATATTTGAACGAAATTGAGATACATTAAAAGGCATTGTATTCTCCTGACTTTATCCTAGTCTATTTATTAGAAGCGACCTACGATTTCTTCGAAGGCAACACCAGAGCGAACAGCAACGAAGTTCAATTGAACAAAGTTCACACTTCTTGCTGGTTTGATGTAAATGTCTCCGATAAACTCATTGCGGTCTACAACTGCTGGTGTATTGTTTGTTTCATCACAAACAACACGGAAGTCATAGATACCGCGACGCCCTTGAACATCTCTCAAGAATGGCTCAACTAGTGCAATGAACTGCGCTCTTGTAAATTCATCATTGAATTCAAAGAGGCTAGAACGCGCTGCACGAGAAATTGCTTTCTCAAGAACAATAAACAATCGGCGAACATTGATACGATCAAAGGCACTTGGACGTCCTTGTAGTGTCTTATCTCCAAAGAGAACTGTGCCCTCTCCAGGGAATGACACAACTGGATTCACATCACCCTTATAAAGCGTATCACGATCACCTTGTGTTGGGTTAAATGCGAGTTTGACAAGATTACGAATCTGTCCACGACTTAATCCAGCTGGTGAGAACCATGGATCGCGTTGTTGATCTGTGCGAACACAAAGACCAGCAACATCTGGATTGAGTGGAACCCAGCGATACTTATCTGTGTACTTGTCGTACTGGTACTTCCAACCAGAATCCATTACACCGTAAGAAGATCCTTGAGTTAGAGCATTGCGATATGAAACGATTGCTGAAGCACTTGCGCTCGAGCCAACTACGTTAGCGTATGCTGGTGAGATAAATGCCACGGAATCTTTACGATCGCTTGCTGTTTGCAAGAATTTATTTGCAACAGTTCTTTGATCTCCGTCTGAAAGACCAGCTGTATGTCCGCAATCTCCAGCAAAGAGTAGAGAAATATCGACATAACTGTTATTTGCAAGCAGATCTAATCCATTTGTATAAGAAGCTGCTGCTAAAGTTCCATCAGAGGCATTTGTTAGAGAGTATGTTGTTGCGTCTACATTTGCGCGTGAGTAGAATGCATTTCCAGCGCGTGCATTTGCTGTTGCAATTGATACACCCCAGACGTTACCATCCGCAACTGCTGCATTCGCAGATGGATGTCCCATCCAGTGAATATATTTTGAATTGCGATATAGAACTTCTTTATAGTAGATTGACTCACCTGAATCGCCTTTTGCGTCAGATGCCTTTGATAGATTTGAGTAACGCTCAAGAACAGTGTTTGCCGTTCCAGAGATTAATCCATCTTCGTCAACAACAACAATGTGAAGTTCGTCGTTTGCTTTACGCTGATTTGTTACAGTGTATGCGTAGTTTGATGTATTTGGAGCAGCATCAAACAATCCTCTGTACGCCCAACCAGCAAAGTTTGCTGTTGTGTCGCAAACTGAAATCTTTAGAGAATTTCCTACAACGCCTGGATATCTTGCGCTAAATGCAACATGCGTATTTGATGAGTTATATTCGTCACCAAAATAATCTTCGTCGTTTGCAATTGAGACGTAGTGGCTTGAGTTTGATGTTGCGTTATTTGCTCCTGTTGCAAGAGCGCGAATTACGCGAAGATCGTTACCATAAGCCAAAAAGTTTGCTGCACTCAAGAAAGAAACAGCAGTTGCGTCTGAGTCAGGAGCAAAATATACTTGAGCAAGATCAGATTCGCTTGAAATCTGAACTACAGTGTTTGCTGGACCCCAGCGGAAATGCCCAACTGTTGCACCAGTTGAGGTGCCAACTGCAGGCACTGCTGTTGTAAGATCAATTTCAGAAGTATTGACTCCTGGAGAAACTAAAAATGCCATGTTTATACTCCTGTCTTGGAGAGATAGAAATTCTACGGTTTATTTAGTAAATTGGGGTTTTTAACGATTTACAAAGGTCCAAACAGCCCCACCCTCAACAAATCTCTGCTCTCCGTGATCAATTTCTTCATGCCCTGCAATTGGAGTTGGTAAAGATTCTTCTTCAATTTGTCTCATTTGTTCGTGATATAATCTCTCACGAATGTTTGTATTACTTAGGTCAGCAAAAAACGACTGATTTGTCATCCACGAAAACAAAACAAGTGACATGACGAGATCGTCATGGCTTCCTTCTTCAGCTTCGAAACTTCCACCCTTTGCAATAAAGGTTGAGAGTTCAGAGATCGTATCAAAATCTTGTACAAAAAGTTTCTGGTTTTCGATTAGATTTTTTAAGATTGAACATCCGAGCCGTTTAACTGATTTTGTTGTTCGAATTCCACGTTGAGATTTATTTCCATATCCCCATGTAAGCGCAATCTTACCCTTCATATCAACCGTGGCAAGGATATTTTCATACTCATAATCCTCAAACAATGAATCAACAACCTGTTGACCGTTGTCGTTAATCTCAACCAAAACATATGCTTGATTATAATAAGTGCCAATCTTTTTCAGAATTGACGGATAAACAAGGGGGCTAATATTGTTATCTTTGTAAGTACAGACTTGCCGATATGGAATCTGTGTAATATCAAGAACGCTAAAAGCGGAATAGTCTAATCCCTTTCCACGAGAGGTATCAACGACCATCGCATAATTATGCCCTTCAACTGGTTGTTCATAAACCTTGATTCCGTTATCAGAAAGATGTATTGGCTTTACAAAGGCTAGAGATTTGAGGGCAGCAGCCGACAAAAGAGTTCCAGCCGAGCCCATGAACTCGCATTCCATTTCTTGCAAAAACTTTTCTTCACCGAGGACTCGACGTTGTTCGTCTGCCCATTTCTGATCTCGACCTGGAACCTGTCGCCAGTTGGCTTCAATATACTTAAATCCGTTCAATCCCTCAACTGCTTCAGTCCACATACGATAATAGTGATTCATTCCGTTTGGTGTTGAAGAAATTAAAATCTTAGACTGCGTACCAGAAGAAATCGTTGGGTAAACAGAGGTAAAGAATTCGTCTGCAATATTACTTGGAACGAATGCAAACTCGTCAAGATACAACAATGAGATAGAGTAACCACGAATCGCAGAGGATGCTGTGGAGGATGCTAACACTCGACAATTGTTTTCTAACTCAATGTCACCTTTGTTCCATACACGAACGCCTTGCTGTAACCACAGAGGTAATGATTCATATGCAATTTTGATCCTATTCAGGATCTCACGAGCCGTTGGTGCTTTGTTTGCAAGAATCGCAACAAACTTATCTTCGTTGAATAGAATATACCATAGAATGTATCCAACAACCATCGTGGTCTTACCCACCTGACGACCTGCTTTTACGATTACGCGACGATTGTCGTTAATGTCTGTAATTGCTTGTCGCTGAAATGGATATAAAGAGATTTGTACGAATCCCTTGTCAAGTGTAATAATCTTGACGTAGTTTTCTATAAAGTAAATTGGATCTTGCGCACAGCGAACAAATTCACGGACTTGATCTTCCGTGAGCTGCATTGGCATATTGATACGTTTTAATTTGGGATTGCCCAAATAATTTTTAATTCTATTCTGCAGATTCATTCTTGAGTTTCTTTAATAAATCTGCAGTTGAACCAACGAACACTGCTTTGTCTACGTTGATATTTGTTGGAGCAACTTCTTTTGGTTTTAAATCTAACTGTTGCTTTTGAAGAATCATAAGTTTCTCTGTTACATCAGAGAGATTCTTAATCATATTTGCAGCGACTTCATATGCTCTTGGATGTTGTGATTCTTTTGCAACTTCTAGAATCCCATCCAGTGCTTCATTGCCTTTCTCAATTAGATTATAATAGTTCGCGCGAGAATAATCCGCGTCTGGATTCTCGTTGTTTGATTGATGCACCGTTATAGGCTTGTCATTTTCTCTCACAACAGGCACATAATCAGTGTTTAATATCTCTGCTAAATTTTTATCTACTTCACTCATGTAATGCCAGGATAATATTCAGTTGTCTCATTAAATCCAAATGCAGTGTTTATATTTGCAGTGCTTGGGTCTGGTGTGACTGTTAGATTTACAAGCTGATTGTCACTGACATCAAAGGTTGAAATTTTATATGATGTATTTGTAACAGCACCGCGAATAAATGTATTTACTAAAAATACGCCAGACACATCTGTAATAACAATTTGATTTGCAGTATTGTTCCAGGCTTTTACATACGCACTTGCATTTGCTGAGGTTTCATTTGCACCTTCGTAAACCAACTCACCAATCTTATAATTGCCGCTACCATTGGTTAGAGTTAGTTTTCTATCTGTAACACCATAATACGAACTATCAAATGTATTTGCAGTTGCTGTACGAATAATTTTGGCATTTGCAGTGATTGGTCCGTACATCCATGCTTTCATTGTAAATGTCAATGTCCATACTAGTGTTCTTAATTCTTCTGATGGACCAATTGCTTCAGCATCATAATTAATTGAATCAAGAATAATCGGAACGTCTGTTTTAAGAGTTGAGATATTAACTAGATCCATCTTCACTGTGTAATCTGGTTTGAAGTATGGTAGGATTTGCTCAACAATTTGCGTGCCATCTTCTGTGTTGCGCGCATAGATGTACAATGTAAAAGTAAAATTGTATGGAGTAATCTGTACAGTCTTTACTGTTGATCCAGTGTCACCAGCAGCAAATTGAAGATTGTATTGACTTTGTTTGCGCAATGGATCATAGTCAATTGAAGTCAACTCAAAACTCATTCGAGGAAGAGTCATTTGAACTTCTTTGGCTAGAGTCGGATCTTGAGTGATACGAGCATAGAATTTTTCTTTTGTTGCATAAGAAAGCGGAACAATAATTCTTTCAATCTCAACTGTTCCTGCCTTGTTATATCTTTTCAATTGAATATTATTAAAAAGAGTTCCAAAGCCAACAACTAACTTGCGGATAATTCTATGATAAAAATGTATATTCGAAAGCATTATGGCTCACCAAATGGATTTGTTTCAGTGAAGTCAAGAATGCTATCTGCTTCTGTTTCAATGCGTGTGTTATCTTCAAATGGATCTGTGGCATTTTCTTGAGTGTTTCCGCTAGTAAGAGTCCACACAGCTCCGCTTC